ACCCGCACCGGCGTCACCGCTGATCGCTACGCCTACCAGGCAGCCCTCACCACGGCCGCCTCTACCCCTTACGCCGTCCGCGCCCTCGTGAGCGCCGGCCGCGACGATGTCAACCTCAAGGCGGCCGCCGGCACGAGCCAAGGCGCGACCGGGCTGCTCAACGGCACCGCGCGCACCACGGCCGGGCGCATCGTCGAGACCTTCACGGCCTCGGGGACATCCTCGCACGTCAGCTTTTACGACCTCATCGCTGGTCGCGTTGCCGGCGCGTTCCAGTTCCTCTCTCACGCCTCCGTCGTCCGCTGTGGGCTCGTCTCCGGAGGCAGCCAGAGCGGCACCGCTCTTCTCATCGACGGGCTCCCTGCGTCGTCTGCGGGCCTCCTGCGCGCGGGCGACTGGATGGAGGTCGGCGGCGAGCTGAAGCGCCTTACCGCCGACCTCAACACCGATTCGACCGGGACGGCGTATGCGCTGTTCGAGCCCGGCCTGCGCAACTCCCCCGCCGACAACGCCCCGGTCGTTTTCCGCACCCCTATGGGGCGTTTTCTGCTGTCCGATGAGTCCGTCGGCTGGCGCACCGCGCCCGGCATCCTGAGCGACATCGAGCTCAATCTGGTCGAGGATGTCGCCTCGTGACCCGAATCGTAAAGTCCTTGAACGCCGCGGAGGTTGACAAGGATTCGATCACGATGGTCGTGATGGTCGAGATCGCCTACGACTCGGGAACCATCTTCGTGCACGACGGCGTCGGCGAAATCCGTTTGCTCGAGTATCTGCTGCAGGAGAACACCGACAACATCCTCGCCGAGGATAGCGACCTGCTGACCACGGAAACGGATGCATCGGTGTTTCTCGGCACGGGCGAATTCGGGACCATCGATTCCGTCGAGGAGAATATCGAGGTCATCGCGCGGCAGGTAACGATGACGCTGTCCGGATTGGACACCAGGCTTCTCACCCCGGCGCTGACCGAGCCCTACCAGAACCGAACCGTCACCATTTACGCCGGATTCGTGAATGTCACCACTGGAAAGCTCGTTGCCAGTCCCGAGGTCATTTGGGAGGGGCGCATTAACCAGCAGTCCATCACGCTCGCGAAGAGTGAGGCCATCATGACCATGACCTGTGAGCACCGGCTGCGCCGTGAGCCGCGCATCGCGCGCTATACCGACGCCGACCAAAAACAGGTTTTTCCCTCCGACGAATTCTTCAACCTGACGCACACCATCGAGGGCTTCGTCGGCAAGTGGGGTCAGCGAGATATTGCCTATGGCGGAGGCGCGCCCGGCGATTTCAACAACGACGGCAACATCATCAACGAACGATGAGGCGCAACGACTGGCATGATCGGATGTGGCAGACGGTGGACGCGCACCGCGACATCGCCTTTGATTGGGCGCAGGCCAACTGCTGCCAGTTCGCCATCGCGGTCGCAGATGCCATCACCGACGGCGACATCAGCGCCGAGGTCGCGTCCATCTGCTCCTCTGAGGAGGCCGTCGCGCGCCACCTTGAGGAGACAGGCGGGCTCGTCAACGCATTGACGCGCCTCTATGGCGAACCCGACAATGTCAGGCCGCAGCGCGGCGATCTCGTCGTGCTGGAATCGACCATCGGCCCCGCGGCTGGCGTCTGGGTCGGCAACGTCGCGCTCGTGATGACGAAGGTCGGCGTCACCGAATACCCGCGCTCGAGCATAATCGCGCAGTGGAGCATCTGAAATGCCAGCATTCGCCCCACTCGTCGTCACCGCAGCTGCCAAAGCCGCTGCGGCCGCAGCCGCGAAAGCCGCATTCTGGGCGGCTGTCAAGAAGTTCGCCATTAAGGCGCTGATCCAAATCGCCCTCGCCAAGGCGGCGATGATGCTCATCGGCAAGCCGAAGATCAGCCGCCAGCCGCAAGATGTGGAGTATAGCGGCACCGTCGAGGCTCGCCGAATCATCTATGGCGAAATGCTCGTCTCGGGCCTAAACGTCATCCCGCCGCTGACCTCTGGCTCTCGAAATGATTTCCTGCATCAGGCCATCGTCGTAGCGGGACACGAATGTCACCAGATGGGGCATGTGTATTTCAACCGCGAGGCCATCGGCACGATAACAGCGGTCACCGGAAGCGCAAACGACGGCAAGGTGACGAGCGGTCGGTACGCCAATAAGGCGTGGGTTCGCCGTTACGCCGGGACCGACGCACAGACCGTGGATTACATTTTGAACTCCGCGTTTCCGACCCGCTGGACGGTCAACCACCGCGGGCAAGGGGTCGCTTATGTGGCGATGACATTCCAATATGACGAGGAGGTCTATCGCAACGGTCGGCCCGAGACCACCATCCTCGTGCAGGGAAAAAAGGTGTACGACCCGCGCCTCGACTCGACGCAGCCGGGCGGCTCGGGATCTCAGCGGCTGAGCACGCCGTCAACATTTGCCTATAGCACTAATCCCGCCCTCTGCCTCGCCGACTACTTGATCAGCACCCGGCTCGGCTTGGGCGAGGACACCGACCGCATCGATTGGGATCTCGTCGCCGAGGCGGCGGACATCTGCGACGAGACGGTCAACATCCCCGGCCCGGCCACGCAGAAGCGGTACACCTGCAACGTCGTGCTCGATGCGACCGACCGCTTCGAGGACAACATCGAAGCGCTCGCTCAGGCGATGGCGGGCGTCTGCTATTACAGCGGAGGGCTCTGGCGAATGTACGCCGGCGCGTGGCGCACCCCGTCCTTCACCATCGGCGTCGACGATCTGGTGGAAGGCGGCGTCAAGCTCACGACTGCGCTGCCATATAATCAGCGTTACAACAGCGTCCGCGGAAAATTTGTCAACCCGGCGCGGAATTGGCAGACGGTCGAATTTCAGGGCGTGGTTAACCAGTCGTATGTCACCGCAGACGGCGAGCAGGCATGGATGGACACCACCTTTGCCGCCACGACCAACGAGTACGAGGCCCAGCGTCACGCGATCTTGCTCAATCGCCGCTCGCGGCTCGTGCAGGCGGCGACCTTGCGTTGCAATATGTCGGCTTACGGCATCCGACCTTTCGAAACCGGAACCGTGACCATCCCCGAGCTCGGTTGGTCATCGAAGACCGTTCGCTGCGAGGGCTGGTCGTTCGACCCGTCAGGGGTGGTCGAGCTGTCGGTGCGCGAGGAGACGTCTGCAAACTGGAATGACCCCATCCTCGCCGACTACACGGACCCGGGCAACATCTCGACCCCGACGCCTGCCGATTACACGCCTCAGCCGCCGACGGCGCTTACCGCGAAGGGCATCCAGTCGGCCATCGTGTTTAGCTGGGGCGCGTCGGCTCAGTTTGCTCCCGACCAGGTCTATGACCTGCACGAGCATACGAGCGCGACTCCGTTCTCCAGCGCGACCCGGATCTGGCGCGGCAACTCAACCTCGACGGTCATCGGCAAGAACGACCTGACCACCCGCTACTACTGGGTGTCCGTCGTCACCCCCGCCGGCATCCGCTCGGCCACGGAGCCGCCGAGTGCCGGCATCGCCGCGGCGGCCGATAGCATTCCCGGCAGCCTCACTGTCGCCGTGGCGCCGTCGTCGCTGCAGAAGACGGCAACGACCGCCTCGATCACCACCGCCACCGCCACCGTCACCGCTGCCGGCGGGACGGCGCCGTACACCTACGCCTGGACGCGCACCTCCGGCTCGACGCTCATCACCGCCGACTCAGCCTCTGCGGCGACGTCGGCCTTTACCGGCGCGACGCTTGTTTCAGGCGCCACCTACCAAGCAATTTTCCGCTGCACCGTGACGGATGCGGCGGCGGCCACCAAGACCGCCGACGTGTCCGTCTCCATCACGCGCGAGGCGATGCTCGCGTCGGCGTCTCCGGCGACCCTGTACGATACCGGCGACACCGGCACAATCACCAGCGGCAGCACGACAGTCACCCCGTCTGGCGGCACTGCTCCCTACACCTACTCGTGGGCATTCCAAGACGGCGACATTCTGACCGTGACGAGTCCGACGTCGGCGACGACGACATTTTCCACCAGCGGCGTCGCCGAGGGCGATTTCCGCGCGGCCGTGTACCGCTGCACCGTCACAGATTCGACGACGCCGACGGCCCTCACCGCCACCGTCGACGTTTCCATCACCCTTGAAAATCCAGCAGAAGGGCTCATCCCATGACCGAACCACGATCCGCCAGCGACACCCAAGACCGCCGCCTGCGCGAGCTCGAGATAAAGTTCGCCTCGCATGAGGCCGTCTGCGCCGAGCGGTATCGCGGCATCCGCGACGACCTCGACAAGTTCGCTCGCGTGGTCGGGCGCGTCGGCTACGGCCTGATCGCCGGCATGGGCGCCATCCTCGCTAAGCTGGTGTTTTTCCAATGACCGAGCCTTACTGGGTGCAGAGCGCGCGGCGACACATCGGCCTGCGCGAAATCCCCGGCAAGGCCACCGCCCCCGCGATCGCCCGGTGGCTCCGCGAGCTGCGGGCGTGGTGGGGAGATGATGAGACCCCGTGGTGTGGCGTGTTCACCGCCGCCATGTTCCGCACCGGCGGCCAGCCTCTGCCGAAGCACTGGTACCGCGCCCGGGCGTGGCTCGATTGGGGCATCCCCTGCGGCCCCATCCCCGGCTGCGTCGTCGTCTTCAACGGTGGCCCCACCCGCCCAGGCGCGGGTCATGTCGGCTTCCTCGTCGGCCGCGACGAACGCGGGCGGCTGATGGTGCTCGGCGGCAACCAGGGCAACGCCGTCAACGTGGCGCCTTTTGACCACGCCCGGGTTCTGGGCTACCGTTGGCCATCAAACACGGCCTTACCGGCCACCACGACGCTCCCGCTGCTGGCTTCCAACGGCGCGCCGGTCTCGACTCACGAAGCCTAGGAGAGAATGATGATGACAGCAGAGCAGTTCGCGGGCATCGTCCGCGCCATCGTCGCCGCCGTCGGCGGGTACCTCGTCGGCAAGGGCTTGGCTGACGCCGAGACCGTCGCCGCCGTCAGCGGCGCCGTCGCCACGATCGCCGTCGCGGTGTGGTCGGTGCTGGCAAAGAAGCAGAAGGACTAAGACGATGCCGCGCGCGACGGCGCGCGCACCCCGGGTCGATGGTGACAGACACCGTCGGCTCGGGGTGCCTCGGCGGCTTCAGCTGCACGGGCACGAAATCACCGTGCGCATCCTGCCGCTTTCCAAGTGGCCGCACACGAAATCCGCGGTCGGAATGTACGACCCGACCCTGCACCGCATCGACATCCGCGGCGACCAGCCCGATACCGCGGTGCAGCAGACGTTCTGCCATGAGCTCGTCCACGCCCTGCTGGATGAGATGAATCACAAGCTGAGCCACGACGAAGTATTCGTCGACACGCTCGGCAGCCTGCTCCAGCAGGCGCTCGCATCGTTCTCAAACCGGAGGCCAAGTGCCCGCGCAAAAAGTCACCGATGAACAGATCCTCGCGGCGCTCAACGCTGCAAGGGGCATCCGCGCTGAGGCTGCGCGGCATCTCGGCATCAACGCGCGCGGGCTGGGGTCTCGCATCGATGCCCTGAAGGCGCGCGGTGTGCCGATCCCCGACTCGACCTACGACCCGGCGGCACGGTTCCGCACCGTCGGCGGCGTGGTTCAGCAGCCGAGCAAGCGGCAGCAGCTCGAAATGCCGAAGCTCCCGAGCGGCAAGATCGATATCCGCGAGCTTATCGATCGCCGCAAGGCGACCTTCGCGCGCAAGGACGAGGCCGCGCAGGCCCGCAAGCTGGTCCGCGTGAAGGTGCGCGGGCCTGAGCCAATCGCGGTCACGCTGCTCGGCGACCCGCACGTCGATGATGACTCGACCGACCTCGGGCAGCTTGAGCGGGACATCAACATCATCAAGGCCACGCCCGGGCTATATGCAGCCTGTATTGGTGACTTGCAGAACAACTGGATCGGCAGGTTGGCACGGCTCTACGGCGAGCAGGAGACGACCGCCGGTCAGGCGTGGCAGCTGGTCGAGTGGCTGGTCGAAGAGCTGCGCGAGGATTGGCTCTTCATGGTTCAGGGCAACCACGACCATTGGAGCGGCGCGGGCGACCCGCTGCGATGGATTCAGCGCCAGGCCGGCGTGACGCTGACGGGCGACCACACGGTGCGCATCGCGCTCACCTTCCAGAATGGCACAGAGGTGCGCATCGCGGCGCGGCACAACTGGCCGGGCAACTCGATGTGGAACCCATCGCACGGGCAGCTGCGCGCGGCCAAGCTCACCCATCACGATCACATCATCGTCAGCGGCCACAAGCACACCGGCGGCTACCAGCTGCTGCGCATCGCGGCGACCGGACAGCTCGCACACCTCCTGCAGCTCGGCTCGTACAAGATTCACGACTCCTACGCGGACGCGCTCGGCCTGCCGCCCGCGATGATCGCGCCGAGCTGCACGGTCATCCTCGACCCGCAGGCCGGCGAGCTCGGCCTCGTCCGCGTCGAGCACGACATCGAGGCGGCGGCGGACTACCTGACATGGCTTCGCGCGCGCCGGCGGGCGGCATGACCGAGCAGACCCTGCCCTGCCGCCTTTGCTGGCACGCCGCCGACATCACCCGGACGCAGGATCGGGTCTGGTGCGCCCATGCCGTGCACCACGGCTGGATGACCGACAAGCCGGCCTGCAACGGGGCCGCCTTCAAGCCTGACGATGACCGCGGCCAATGCTCCCCATCCTCCCGCTGACCCTCAGGCCTCGCGTATGGCTCTGGGGCGGCCTGCTGGCGGCCTTGGTCGCCGGGGGGTGGCTGGGCTACCGGCTGGCCTATGAGCGCGGCAGGGCGGCCGAGCGCGCGTCCTGGGAGGCCGCCACCGCCGAGGCCGGCGCGCGGTTCGCCGAGGCGCTGGCCGCTCAGGCGCCCGTCGTCGTCCAGGCCGAGCGCGACCTCACCGCCAACCGCCGCCGCTCCAACGCCCGCCGCGAGGAACTCCAGAATGTCACCCAAGCCGACCCGATTGCTCTTGATTGGGCTCGCCAGCCTGTCCCTGACGGCGTGCGCGCCGCGATTGGTGCTGGTCGAGACCTGCCCGCCGATCCCGGCGAACCTCACTGAACCCTGCGCCGTCCCCGACCGCGACATCGCCACGAACGGCGACCTCGCCCGCGCCTACCTCGATGCCGTCGAATGCGTCGACGAGTCTCGCATCAAGCTCGAGGCCGTCCGCGCGCTGGGGCAATGCCGGGTCACGACTCGGGAAGCAGCTCCAGCAGCAATTTCAGAATCAGGACTGATAAAAGGAAGATCACCATCGAAACGATGATTGCGTCACGCATCAATCGAAACAACGGACTAGATTTATCGGCGAATCACTCACAAGTCCGCCCCCTTCCCGAAATTGCACGATGAGCATAATGCTCGCAGATTTTTATCCTCGGTTCTGCCGCCTTTGGAAATGGGGATGATATGATCGGCGTGCAGGATTGCGCCGTGCTCGGGCCCGAGGCCGCAACTGGTGCATCTAAATCCAGATTTTCGCAAAGTCTGAAACCTCAATCGGGGCGTCATTTTGGCTCTTTCTTCAACAGCATCCCCCGCGCATGAAGGCGTATGATGGCGTCCAATTTTGTTACGACGTTCAACCGATCTGATGAAATTGCTCACTTTTTCACCAGTAACTCCGCGCCAGTCTTTTTCTAAAATATGCGCCAAAAAATCTAATAACTTTTCTGGTGTATTTAACCTTTCATTTTCAAAGTCATAATTGTATCCGCCCCAATATATCTCCCACCAATCGCCATCTGGATGCTCTGTAAATCTGAATCCTTTTGGATGGTCGATGTGGGTAATCGCAAGTTTTACTCTCTCTTCGTCTCGTTTTTTCCCATTCTCGACAATCTCCGCCAAATGAACAAGTTTGGGCCTTTCGTGATAAACACGGTGACTTTTTCTATAAGTCGGCTCAATCCCCTCCAGCTCTTCGACGGCATATTCAACGCGCGCAAGGACATCATCAAGATGCTCTGGCGTTATTTTTTCCTGCCCATTTTGAGCACACCAATCGCAATCTACACGACGAATCGCATCGCGCACTTCGATCAATAAATTTAGATGCCGCCTGCTCATTTTTGCGCTATCTCCAGCAGCAGCGCGCAGAACAGCACGATCGCCACGCACACGATAGCGGCGTCGAGCAGCAGGCTGAAGAACCCGTCGAAGTCAGGCGGCTTTTCCATCGCGGTCCTCCACGGCATCCTCGACGCGCGCGATCAGCTCCTCGAGCTCCTCGTCGCTAATCTGCTCGACGCCGTTGACGGCGCACCAGGCGGGGTCCGTGCGGCGCAGGGCGTCGCGGATCTCGCGCATGAGGCTGTCATGCCCCGCTCGCGCAATTTTGTGGCGATCCTCACCGCTGGCGGCGGCAGATGCACCGGTCGGGAATTTGCTCCCCCTCGCACGGATGGCGTCTGCAATCGCCCCCGCGCTCCACCCTGCTTCGGCAAGCGCATTGGCGTAATCTGCCAATGCCTCCCGCTCGGCTGCTGCGACGAGGGCGGCGAAGCGGGCAAGGTAGCGCGGTTCCACAAAACGAACTTCATGTCCGTTATCATGCGCTCCCGCTATCCGCGCCATGCGGATGATGTCCTCGCGTGTCATTTGCTCCCCCTCGCACGGATGGCGGCGGCGAACTTCTCGCCCCACATCTCCATGTCATCCAACGCGTTCATGCTCGACGCAATCGGCAATCCGTTCTCACACACCCGCGCACACGCCTCCCGCTCGGCCTCGACCGCTCGGGCGACAAGGTGGCGCAGTTGATTGGGCGCGAACGGGTAGTGATAGTCCCCGGTCGGCTGCAATTTGAACGCCTGTAGAACTAGCGCTCGGAATTCCTCGTCGGTCATTTCCCGTCCTCCTTCGTAATCCCGTGGAACCGCTCGGCTTCGCGCCAAGCGTCAAAGAAAATCAGCGGGAACCAGCCGTTGTCATAATTTGCCTTGTATGCCGCCGCCACCTGCTCATCCGTCGCAGGCTCCGGCTTCCCGTACCGTTTCTCGTACTCCTTCAAAAGCTCTTCGTCAGCCCGTCGCTGCCACAAGTCGCGGTCCTGCGCGTCAATCCCCTCTTGCAGCGCGTCCTCTGTGATGTACAGGCTGTCGAGGTTCGCGTGCAGGATTGCCGCCATATCAGCGTCAAGCGGCTTTTGCTTTGCCGCGAACCGGGCGAACAGGTCAGCGACATCCGGCTCCGGCTCCGGCTCCGGCTCCGCGAGCGCGGCGTCGAGGGCGGCGATTTCAGAGGACACCGAAGCCCCATTAAACCTCCGCGCATAGTCCAGCGAATCCCGCACCATTTCGACCACAGCGCGGGGCAGGGTGATGTTGTCGGTCATGGCATCTGTCTCCCAATCTCGGCAGCAGCGCGGAAGATGGCGCGGCGGGTGGCGGCGTCGGGGTCAGTACCGTTTAATTCGAGCATACTGCGGCCTTCAGGTTCTGATGCAGACACCCCCACACTTGTGTGATAAATCGTCAGGCGCAACTTCACCGCCAACCGCAGCGCATCGCCGTCGTCGTCGCGGGGGTTCCATACCTCGCCCGTCTCCAGAACGGCGGGGCTGCTATCTAGGTCGTCGTAAACCCAATGATTGATCCGAATCCCCGCCGCCTTCGCTGCGAGTTCAAGTAGTTCACGGTCGGTCATTGGTCTCTCCTGTGTACCCATACTTCGGCCCCGGTGTCTGGGTCACGGTAATCAAGATCGGGGTTGCACCAGCAAGGGCTTCCGTCCGTGATGTGTTCGCGGTATGCTGCGCCGCGTTGGGATGCTGACTTTTCTGGTTCAGCGACACCACGGGCCGGGGTGCCAGTCCCGGCCCGTTCCTTTTCCGGCTCCCGCAACGCGTTGCCCAGTACCCGCACCGCCTCGCGCAGCGGTCGCGCGGCGTTGCACTCGTCGCAGTCCACCTCGCCGCAGTCGTCATCAACTCCGGAGAGATGCTCGCGCAACGCCTCGCGCAGTTCGATGGCGACGGCGCGGGGGATTTGGATGGGGTCGCTCACGGCTGCACCTTCCGATGTCGCTTGATAGCGGCGATGGCGCGGTCGGCAGAGATCTCGGCCTCGCGCAACACATCAAGCGCTTCCCACAGGTGCCACAGCGCATCATCCACCGCGGTCCGGCGCGGCACCCATCCCCACACAGCATCCACGGACGCAATCGTCCGATCCTTGCACATCTTCTCCCACGCCTCGGCGTATTCCGGCTTCGGCTTGTGCGACTCCAGCGCCGCCCACATCTCGTTGAGTTTCGCGCTCACGGCTTCACCCTCTCGGCGCGGGCGATGGCGGCGCGGGCTACGCGCACAACCAGCTGCGGGTCAAGTGCTGCGTCCACCCATTCTGTGTCGGCAATCAATCGCAACGCCTCCAACAGTTCCGCGTTCACGCTGTGCAGGCGGCGCAGTTCGGCGGCGACTTCGTGTGCCATCGCGCCGACCGGGTAAAACGAGGTGCTGAACGGGCCATCATTGACAGCCAGCCGTGCATCGGCTGGAACAGCCTCAAGCCGCTCCAACAATGGCACCTGCTTCGCTTCGGGTTGTTCGCTCATGGCTTCACCTCCCGCGCCGCGAGCATGGCGTCGGCGTAGGCGTAAGAGTCCGCAGCCATGCTTTCAGGCTCGGCCTCGCCAAGTCCGTACTTCGCCAACAACCCCGCCAACGCCTGAGACGCAAACCAGTCGCGCAGGGTCATGCCGTCGTGACCGTCGTATGCGTGCCTCGGAAACGCCGGGCCGCCGTCGTTGATCGTGCTCATGTCTTGTTGTCCTCC